TGACCTCGACGCCGTGATGATAGTCGCTCATCCGTTTAACTCCGTGGTTAAGGGGTGCAACTATTTTCTGTTGTGTGTGAGGTGTGAGAAACGAAAGGCCGTTGGGGGAGTGACAGCACAACGCACAGCGACCGGTTGTGGTGTGCGGGAATGGTTATTGATCGTTATCAGCGATCAATAACGGTTAATTGATCGCTGATAACCATTATCAATGAATGGGTATTGTCGCTATCGTTTCGCCATTAACGAGGAAGCGATAATGACGATTTTACTCTGGATTGTTGGTGGTCTGGCTGCATGGTGGCTCTTTGGCTTTTGCTGGCTCAGACTGTTTGTCGGTGATGAAACAGAAAAAGACTATGAAGAATGCCCCTATGATTAAACCCGCTTAAGGCGGGTTTTTTATTACTCTGTTAACGGCGATTCAGGCCATTCAATTTCGTCAGGCTCACTGGTATCAATCCGGTTAAGTAAAACCCGGTATCTCTTCCACGCCGACAGGCTCGCCATTTCCTCATCTGTCGCCATCGACAAATCGACCGCATCCTGCAAAGGGGCTATGGCCTGAGCTGCAACAGACAAGAGCTGTGCCTTTAATGACTCAGCTTTTTCGATAGCTTCCTCGCGGGTAGGCGGTTCGATGTCGACCCATTCCATACACTCTGATTCAACATTGTACTGAGGCGCTTTCCGGTCAGGTGAAACCATAAAGGTTTCATATTCGGCATCGGATATTGCCATCAGGTCTGACGGAACGGGAATACCCTGTTCTTCATAGGTTCTGACAGTTTCCTCAAGGTAAAAGCTTTTATCTGTATTGCTGAAATATTTCTGCATATCAGTAACCCGTTACGTTTAAATAAAATGTTCCGTTGCAGTTGTGCGTTGAAATTGTCACCTGATTTTTACCAACAGGCGTGCAGTTGTAGAATGAAGCGGAGTTATTGCCCCCCGGCCCGTTATAACTCGAACCGATACCGAGTATCCCGTTAGGGAACGACGTAGGCAGTGTCACGGTTACAGTGGCATTGTTGCCAACTGAAATATTTCTCACAGACTGCATAAACACAGCACCGTTGCCGTGCGTGTAGTAAGCGCTGTTATTGCCTGTTGTCGTTTTACCCACCCCATAACGCGCATCCGACTCCGCTTTGGTATAGGCCTGACCCGCCGGGGTGTAATTGCCTTTTGGCTGGAAACGTCCGTCACTCTCCGCTTTGGTGTAAGCGCCCGTTCTAGGCATATATCCCGCATCGGATTGCGTTTTGGTGTAATAGCGGTTATCAAAATTGGCATAGCTTCCCGGATTCACCTGTCCCGGCGCGTTGAAGTTTCCTTTAGTGTCCCATTTAAAATTAATATCCTGTGCGCCACTGCCTTTCATATGCAGATGCCATGAAAGTTCATCACCAGCAACCAGAGACCCCATCGAAAATGCCCAGGAGTTTTTACTCACAATGGTCGCTTGTTGTTTGATTACCGGATGGTATTCACTCGTGGCGGTAGTTGAATACGCATTGAAAAATGGCGCTTTTGCTTTGTACTGTTCAGCCCAGGCAAATGGACCGCTATAACCCGCAACCATTCCTTTGCCTGCGGTAATTTCTTCGCTTGCAGTGATTGTGTTGTATACCGACAGCGGCGTTCCTGACTGAAGCGCGCCTGTGGTGAGATTCACATACAACGGGCGGAGTGAGTTGTAACTTCCCAGCGAATCACCAGAGTTCGTTAACATCAAATAAAGGCTTGAGCCATCATTTCGCCAGAATGCGCCAAAATTACCATAAGCGATACGCAGGCCGTTCGCAGCTCTTGAAACAATTTCACCATGAGCAGAAATTGTGCCTCTGACTTCTGCTGCACCATTAAAATTAAAAGATATGGAACCATTTACATTACGTTGTGAATAAAAGTGGTATCCCGTAGCATCTTTAAATTCTAATACTGTTGGTCGGTCAACATTCCCCCAAAGGTTAATAGCCCCTGCAAGGGATGAAGTATTCGAGGAATAGATAGAAAAAAGACGCGAATCCCCCGCTGATATCTGACCTTTTGAATATAGATTTCCCGTCACCGTTCCGCCGGTTATTGGTAACGCCCCAATATCAGCCGGTGTGGGTTTGTTCGCCGCATCATATTGTTTTGTCCAGGCTGACCACGTCCCGCTGTAAAGCGTGCGAATGTACGAGCGGGAGTTGTTATAAATCCGGTAAATCTGCGTGATACCAGCGTGCTTATAGACTTCCAGCGAACCGGCGTTAGCCTCTGGATAGTTCCTTCCTGTTTGTGCCTGCGCGTTCGCTGGCTGGTAGTACAGTCCCGGCGTGGTGTAGGCGTTCAGGTCAGCAGCGTTGCCAATGCCAACAGTCTGACCGTTGAAAATATCCTGCGCCGTAATGCTGATATCGGATGACAGCGCCCGACCGTTTACCTTACGCCCTGACGGCACGCGCCCGTTAGCGTTGTCATTCGCCGCCTTAACCGCTTTCGGCGTCGCTGCGACGCTCTCAGACGTGCTGTCGGTTGCGCTACTGAGCTGGACGATACCCTTTTGCGCCGTGGTCGCGTCCTGAGCCGTATATTTCCCTTTCGCAAGGTCATACGCCGCCTTAACCGCTTTCGGCGTCGCTGCGACGCTCTCAGACGCGCTGTCGGTCGCACTGCTTAGCTGAGTGAAACCCTTATCGGTGAGCGTGGCGTCAGGATGGCGGCGGGACTGCTCATGCTCAGCGAGTTTGTCATCGACGTAGTCCTGCGTTGCCATCACCGTTGAGGTATCGATGGTCAGCTCGACTGACTCGATGTCGCTCACCATAATGACCATGCGCACGGTCTGCGCGCGGCCAGAGCCCTCTGCCAGCGCTGGCTTGTAGCTCTCGGCCATATTGCCGACCGCAATCAGCGTGCCGGTGTCGTCATAGAGTCCGAGCTCGCGCATCCAGAAACCGCCGGTCTCAGGTGGGATGAGCAGCTCCGCCACGACATAATTTTTATTTTTCTTGTCCTGGCTGATTTTGTTCAGCGCGTGACGCCAGACCTCTTTGACCAGCTTTGTCTGGTTCGGATCAGGCACCGGCAGCGTACCGCCGCCGTCACCGACGGCCATCGCCGTAAAATTCACCTTTTTCCCGTTCGGGACGGTCGCCGCCGCGAGTTTTTCGGCACCGGCTTTGGTGATGACCGTTTTATATTTCACTGTCATTGTGCTCTCACTTATCCGGGGTAAACCGTGATGATGTCGCCGTCATAGCTCAGGGCGCCGGTGTACAGATAGCCGGGAATGTCCTGAATAATATTGAGGCCGATAAGATGGCGACTGGCTGGCTTTGCATCGGCAATAAGCCGCTCCATTTCGTAATACATTTCTTCGGTGATGCCGGTCTCCAGCACACCGATATCGAGGCGAAACGTGCCGGGCGGGTCGTTTGTCTGCCACCACTCAGATACGTTTATCAGGTAGCCGAGCGGCTCCACCACGCGGCGCACTGCCCCAATCGTTCCTTTGTGTGCGTGGATATACCAGGCGCTGCGGATCACATCCCGTTTGGTGGCCTCCGGCCAGTTCTCATCCCAGCGGTCAACGGAAAACGCCCACGCCAGCCACGGCAGGAGGTTTGCCGGGCAGTCGTCCGGGCTCCAGAGTCGACGCAGGGGGACAGGGGTATTCTCGATTTCAGCGCAGGCGCGCGCCGCCGCCACCTCAAGTGACGAGGAGCCCACCGGCAACAGTCGGGTGTCATTCATCATTGCCCCCTATGGTGACGCTGTACTCGCTGCACCATGACGCCTGCGTGTCATCGAGCACAATGTCGGCCACCGGCGCGGCCAGCTCGACACGCTGCACGCCCTCGACGTGGAGCGCCGCATAGATGGCCGACTTTCGGATGTCACGCCCGAGCCGGTGCTGCGCGGTGATATACGCCTGTAACTTTGCTTTTGCCGCACCGAGCACCGGCTCACTTTCGGGGCCGGGGTAAAGGTAAAGCGATGCAGTGATTTTGTAGTCGACGATTTTGGCTGACTGCACGGTCACGCGGTCGGCAACCGGCCGGACGTCCTCGTCGTTCAGCGCATCGCGCACGATGGCGAGCAGCTCGTCAGAGGCCACGCCGTTATTTTCACGCGACAGCACAGACACGGTCACACACGCAGGCTCAGGACTGATGACGGAAATATCCGCGACACGCCCGTCGGCACTGCGGCCATGAAACTGATATGCGCCGGTTGAGCCTGCGGTACTTAGCCCCTCGGGGGCTTGCTGGATACGCAGGCGATAGTCAGTATCCGATTCCATCACGGCTGGCGTGGGGGGAAATGTCGTATCGTCTGGCGGGGTTATGACAAGTCGCGGAACATTGGAATTAGCCCCAATCTGGTCGAGATCGCTTCCGGCAGCGTAAGCCAGCATGACCGCACGCGCGGCCTCGTTGACGCGCTGCCGCCAGATAACCTCCCGATAGGCGTTTTCTTCCAGCAGCTTAACAATCGGCTCGGATTCGAGGGTCAGTGTGCGCGCCACTGCCTCCTGTTGTTCCTCCGGGTATAACGAGACGAGCGTCGCCTTGCGCTCCGCGAGGATGGTCTCATAGTCCAGCACTTCCACGACATCAGGCGCAGCGAGCTGGTTAAGGTCAACAATTGCCATAGCGTTTAACTCAGTGGAATGGTGAGGGAAAAGGGCTGGCCGTTAGCCGAGCGCGTGCCGGTGATATCGACATACAGCCCGCCGTAGGTCTCCGACCGCTCAAAGGTGATGGTGGTCAGACTGACGCGCGGCTCCCACTTCTGGATCGCGGAATAGCACGCGGCCATAATCTGCAATCGCAGTGCCGGTGTCTGCGGCTGGTCAATCAGTGCCGACAGGAGCGAGCCGTATTCACGGCGCATGACGCGCGAGCCAACCGGCGTGACGAGAATGTCGCGCACGCTTTGCCTGATATGCTCGACCTCAGAGATACTGAGGCCGGTCTGGCTGTTCATTCCCAGATAACGCACCGTCATTGCGTCCCCTTAGTCCAGCTTCCGCCGCTCTGTACGTTGCCGTGTGCATGGTCATCCACCTGCACGCCGTTTGAGGTCAGTTTCCCGCCGGTGTGCTCGATGTTCCCGGACATCTTCCCGCCTTTCTGCACTTCGAGCGTGCCGGTCGTAAGCTTGTTGGTACACACCACCTCGGGTGAATCTAGCGTGATACGGGCCGTGGCTTTCACCAGCACCACAGGCACGGTGGCCGTGATGGAATCCGACGCGGTAACATCTGCGGTTTTAATACCTGACACGGTGAGCGCACTGTTCTCGGGTTCGTACTCAATGACCGCGCCATCAGGGAAGGTAACGTGAAGCGCATCGGGTGAGACTGACGGCGCGGGATTGTCATCTGAGAAAATGCCCGGTAGCACAAAGGCCGTATCGAGCTCACCGCCGATGGCCAGCAATAACACCTGCTCGCCAACGGATGGAGCCCACCACACGCGAGAGCGACCGGCGCGGCAGGTGAGCCAGTTGAGCCAGGTGGTTTTCATGCCGCCGGTCTGGACACGACACAACCCCTCGTCGTGGTCGACGTCGGTTACGATGCCGGTGCGGATGAGGTTGCGGATCGCCCGAGCGATTTCCTGTAGAGAATTTAAATTATTCATGCGGGAAGGATGCCGCCGGGCAAGGCCAGCGGCAATTAAGTCGGGTTTTGTGGCGGATGTAACAACAAACGATTTTTCTCTGCAAAATTCGGCAAATGCCTATCTGATTTAAATTATTTGCTCCATAATGAATTATGTGATTGTTATTCGATAATGACAATTTATTGCGATATAACTAAGTTGATTACATATCCAGCAGGTAATAATGAATAAATCAGAACATTGTAAAGAAGTATACGCTTATTTTGGATTGGCCATGTTCCGCGCACAATGCGTGGAGCAATCAATAATTCAATTGCTTATCTTTTTAGTATTTTTTAAAGAAAACGCTACGAAAATTTCGTCAATAGAAAAATGGGAGCTGGATTTTGATAATTTTGATAAAACCATGTCAAAGAAAACCATGGGGCATCTTTTAGGTGCGCTAAGGGATTTAGGGGTTCTAAATGAAATAATTGAAAGCACACTATCAAAAGCCTTGATTAAAAGAAATTGGCTAGCGCATGGTTATTTCGCAGATCGCGCCATTGAGTTTTTAAATGAAAGAGGTAGAAATCAAATGATAGATGAGCTTGAAGGTATCATAGAGTTGTTTAACTTAGCTGAGGAGCTTCTTCAGCCGATTTCGAATAAACTTGCATTGCAGTATGGTTTAACCAACGAAAAGCTGGAAGAAATAAAAAATGAAATTTACCCCTCTGAAGTTGATGATATATAATTAAATTTAGGCGCTGTTCACAAACCCATTGATAGTACAATTCATTTCACAGGTATTGATGAGCAGCACCAATGCACATCATGAAAAACCAGAAATATCTTGTTCAAGCTCTTTAACAGATGAGTTTATTTTATACTTAAACGTTCTGACTACTGACGCTGCACTCAAACTATTTGCCTTTTCCTTACCTATCCATAATGCAATAATTTCTCTTTGCTGTTCGATTGCTAAGTCATCAAAATTCGGGATATATTTATGTGAGTTTTTTTCTCCTCGCCGCCATTCATAGTATGTTTTAATTAATGACTTTGGTTTAATGTCTGACTTTAATCCAAAGCGTTTCACTAGGTTATCAATAGTATGATTGACACACCTAAGCTGAGTTGTAGTAGAAATCTGAGAGAAGTAAGCAACCCATCCCATTCTCTTACCGTTAAAAATACATCCAGTAATGCGTAGATTAAGCTTCCACTGGCAATATGCTAATGCCTTTTCTTTTTCTTTCTTGCTTTTAGCCCTAACGAGAGCGTGTCTATAGGCAGTAAATATCTTTGCCAGAGATGACTCAAATCTTAATATGCTGTCCTTTTTAATACTTATACCCTTATCGCTAATTTCGTAACCCAAAAAATTGAAAGGAACACTTAGTATACCTACTACAGATTTAGATCCCTCTTCTTCGAGTGGATGAGGTGAGAGACCAATATTTTTCAATTTATCGATAATTAAATTGGCTAAATCAGATGCTCGACCGATTGGAGTAAGCACTAAAATATCATCAACGTATCGTTTATACCAAATATCTTTGATACCTTCGATTTCAGCATCAATATTTTGAAGTGCGATTTCTGCTAAAATATTTGAGATCGATAAACCTTGAGGAACCCCTCTCAAACTTGCGGCGCTTCCTTTACTTCCTTTTGACTCATTAACTGTTGGAGTGGAAATAGCCTTATTAATTAGCAGGCGAAATTCAGGCTTTCTAATTTTTTGCTTAATTGACGCCGTTATTAATTCATGTGGTATGGAAGGGTAGAAATTTTTAAGATCAATCTTAGCAAATTCATAATAATTACCAGATTTAACAGCATTATCAAGTGATTCAATTACTACCTGAGGTAGTGATAGTTTCGCATCAGGATATACTTTAACTAAAGCATCGCATAGAGCTCGTAATGTTATACGATCTCGTACTGTAGGAATTGATATTTGCCTAGGAAATGCATGAGCTCCTTTAGAGATTAACTTTTCCTTATAGGCAGTAAATTTGTAATTACCATTAAAAACTTTTTTGGATATTAGAGAGACTTCTTTAGCACATTCCTTTTCAAACGAAGCAGGCCTAACCCTATCAATACCGATAGCACCAGTTTCTTTAATTTTATCAAAATATAAGGATCTTAGGTATTTTTCACTAAAACACTTTTTAAATACCCGAGCCGCATTGCTCATAAAGACACCATCCAATTATTAGAGGGGCAAGATATACCAAGAATAATATGATATATTTGATTACGCAAGTAATATATACATGTGCAAACTCTTTCCAGTCAGGCTTGCGAGTAGTTAAAGCTCTAAAGTTTTTCACTCGAAAAACCTTATCATCCATATCGCTATGATTATCTACCTCATTAAGCAACTCATTATATTTAACTATATCTTCGCTTGCTGTCTGCCCTCTGGCAGAGATTACATTATAAAGGTTTTGTAATGCCAAATAATTACCGCGCATGTTAATTGCGCGACCGCGAAAGTTTCTGTTTGCAACAGATAATGACACACCAAGCAAAGCAATGGATAAAATAGCGCTAAAAATATCTGTATCACTTCCTAGCAACGTAGGAAATCGTATAACAATAACCGACAGGGCTGCACCTAGCACTGCATACCAAACTAGAATAAATTGTGAATGAGAATCCATCCATTCCAAGCGATGGTAGGCTTGAATTCTTGCCTTATAAGTAAACCATACTTTATCTAACATGAGATATCTCCATTTAAAAGAAGAGAGAGGCAGGAGGGTTTGGATACTTTGAACATCCCGTAGGATCATGAGTTAAACTCAACAGCTAACGCTGTTCTTTATCAGAGCCGCCCTTACTTGTAGTAAGAGGAAATGCCTGCCTCTCTCTCAGCTTTATATACCATGACGCTGCCTATGAATCAACCTACAATGATAGGATGAATACGGCAGATATGATCTAAAACACTATATAAATATTTTATGTTTTAGATTAAACCCCATCTATTTTTTTAAAAATGAAATTCTCAATAGCACTTAAATCTTCCTTACAAAATCCTAATAGCTGTCGTTCCGGGTACTGCATAACCTTAGCATTAGGGTTTGGCCTGTCTTTGAGGCCGTACTGATGGACGCGCGCGATACGCTGCACTTTTCCGGTAAATTCCACCACAGCACCGTTTTCACGGCCACTGGCTTTCATGTACCGGTTA